GAACTAATATTTCCTAGCCATAGGGCCACATCTGAGCCTCCAGATGATACGCCACACCAGATCCCCTTTGTAGAGTACATACCATCACACCCTGCCGTGATCCATTGTCCAGCCTGAAGAGCCTTTTTTTCATCTTTAGATAGTGTCCAGATGTTTATGCTTTTTTGATATTTAGCCATTTTATTTTATCCTCTTTTTTAGCTTAGGGGCCTGTTTAAAATTTGGTTTAACGATCCAAACACAAACCGAAAAACAGACTATAGGGGCGCTCAAAATAAGCGCAGTAAGTGCTAGTGTTTCTATCATCTTATTTTACTCCGCGTGTACTAGCTCACCGCCAATACACCATTCAAGAGGTAGACCATTAAGAAATACAATCCCTTTACGAGTGCATACATCGACCCCTAAAGCCCTTAAACGACTCATAGTGGTTCTAGTGGGCCATTTACGTAGGGTCGTTACATTGGCCCGTGCTGTCTCGGTTTCATAGTCATAGGTCGCAATGTGATGCCCAAACAAATAGATTAGAGCCTCATCATAATTGGCCCGATACTCGACCCCTGTATTGTCTTTAGACCATACACGGTCTTGGCACTCTATTGCTGTCCACATTTGCTCTTCAATTAAACGCATAATTTTATTCCTTGCTTTAGTTTTAAGTTTACTTCGGTTTATTAGATGACACTGCGACTTGCAATGCTATCTAATAAACCCATTTAAAGGGCCTACAATGGCCCTCAGAGCCCTTTAAATGGTTTGGGGTCAATACCCTATAGGGTCATAAGTTTATGCACTCTGGTAGAGTTTATGCGAGGGCCCACTCATAACTTTACCGCGATCCCAAAATGACTCAAAAGCGTCATTATAGTCATCGAAATACTTTGGTATTGAATCCACTTTACTACCGCGAATATAAACCCAAGTGGCATATTTACGAGTGTAGGTATGGATTAAAACGACCCAGATGACCCCATCACAAAATGAACTAGTCATCAGTAAATCAGCACCGTTTAATTTTACATTTTCTGTAATTTTATCGTATGTAGTTTTCATTCGTCTGACTCCATTTCAATAATTCTATAGCCTTCTTCTTGACCTGCTTTAATAACGTAATCTACTAACTGAGTCCAAGTGGTAAACTCTTGAGAGCCCGTGTACATCTGACTAAACTCTTGACCATCTGCCCACTCGCACTCCATGTTAACAGTGGCATATTCTGACATCTCACCATAACAATTTATGTTTTTAATTGTAATCATTTTAATTCACTCCTGATTTTCTTTTATTGCTTCAAATACTGCACGGTCTTGATTGTCTGGGTCTTTTTTCATAAAAGATTCATTAGAGTCATAATACCGCATGATGTGACTCTCACAAAACCACTCTAAACAAGGTATGTTGATGACATAATCTAAACCGCGCGAGTCGTCTTTAAAGTATACGATATAATTTAGTGATTCCGTAATAGGACAAATTGAATCACCAATAATTGCAGCTTCTATTACCTGCTCGCAATCATAAAAACGACCCGTGTTAAAACTAGTATAATTTTTCATTTTAATAGTCCTCTAAAACAAAATTCAATAAACCTTGCTGTATTTCACGAATTCTTAAAATAATATCTTCAGTATTTACCATTTTATCCCCTTTAAATTTAACAGAACTACAATAATATTTTAAATCCTTTAAACCATCTTCTAATAATTTTATCTCGAGCTCTTGTGTTTTTATGGTCTGTTTTGAGAGTGACAATTTTACTTTGTTTCTAAGTTGTTTTTCATCGTATGTAAGCATTTTAATAGTCTCCAAAGGGGCCCAAATGGGCCCGTATAAGGTTTAAAGGTTAAACGGTGGCGTATATGTTGCCCGTCTTAAAAGACTGCGTATAACACTGATTTGAGGGTATAACATCGACTTGTTTAAACTCGCCTATGTCTACCTTAGTATTATCAGAATTAAATAAACGAGCGCCACCATACGCGGTTATTCTTAATACTGCATCCTGATCATATAGATCAAAAGCCAGACGTTTAAGGCTAGTAAAGCCCATGCCAGCATCTCGCAAAGTGATCATGTAGGATTGTTCGCGCTCCCCTTCCCATGACCCCTCACATACCTCATATTTAAATCCCTTCAATTCTAGATAATACTCAAACTCTTTACGGGCCCGATGTAGTTCTAATTGGCTTTTGTTTGGTCGGTCGGTAGACATAATAATTTTAGTCATCTTAATTTACTCTCTTTGGTTTGTTGGTTTATATTATTCAGAATAGAAAACTTTATCTAGCCCATATTGAGCTGCAATTATTGGTAATAGTGGGACTATTGAAAACTTAGCCTCATCATCGAAATTTCGATTAGTATTCTGGGAAATTATAGTCAATAAAATATAACCCTGAAAATCTACAATAAAATATTTATATTGTTTCATAATTTAATACTCTCTTTGGTTGGTTTAACTTTAAAGTGACTCTAATAAGGGGATTTATTAAAGCCACTATAAAGGTAAACAAACTCGCGCTTCTCGTTACACTCCAGCGACCGACTATTAAAGCCGTTACAGCCCACCGATGAGGCTAGACTAGATCCAATCTTCAGGGGCTCTAGATGGGGCGGTTAAATCCCATACAGATAGATTAACAGGTCTGATATTTAAAGAATTCTAAATACGACCCTTACAGACCTAAACGCGACATGAGTATAAAATACTTAATTTAGGTCTATTTCAGACGGGTCTAAATTTAGAGACACGCAATCACCCCTCAAAATAATATTTTACCTATAAAGGGTCTACGTGCGTAGCAATAACCGTGCCAAGTATTAAATTAAATTACATCTAAATTAAATAGACCTAGACCCCTCGATTATTGTATAGGTCTGAGAGCTCGAGAATTGCGATCTGAGGGCTGTTTGCTCAAATAGGGGTCAGTATACCTATTAAAGACGAACGCAATTCCACTGGTTATCCATACAGGTTTTTATCCACAGGTTTACCCACAGAAAACAGATGGTTTATCCACAGGATATACAGGCATTCTATGCAACAACCATGCCAACAATAGACAGACAAACTAGACAATAATCATGCCAATAAAGGGGTCTAAATACGTGGGCCATAGGCTTTTTCTTTTGTCAATTCTGGGTACATTTGTGACCCGTGAGTCAGGCCGTGACTATTGGGCTGGCTTTAGTCACCTTATGACGCACTGGTCAGACCGTGACTATCAGACACACTATGGTCACATTATGACTATTGGGCTGCCTTTGGTCATTCCGTGACTATTCAGCACTCTCTGGTCATATTATGACTCACAGGTCATGGGGGGGCCCCCTGTGGCTAGAGAGTAATAATGTATACAGGCTCATAGGCACATGGGAGGGAAAATGAGGAAATAAGGGAGAGGGGTATAATTAGGAAGTCAAGCATTAAGTGAATATTTAATAGCCCAGAAGTATCATCTCGTAGACCAAATGGACTGTATTGAGGGGGAAGACTAGATTAGACTTGACTTATGATAAGAAATATGTTATAATAGTACATTAGTGTCTTAGGGACGCTTTAGAGTAATACTTTAAGAGTTTACAATAATAATAAATATAATAACCAAACTCCAAAAGTATACGGTAAGTATCACACGGGTCGAGCTATGTCACTAAAGTGATAAATCGCAACTACCTAAAGTGTATGTCTGTAACTATTAGAATCCCCGTTTAGGCGGTCAAGAATCTAGGTCATCTAATGAGTAAATCAACAGAAGAATTAAGTCCTCGTACTGGAAAGAAGAAGACTAAACATAAAGGTAGTCCATTACTCTATAAGGGTATGCCTCCTTTAAATCCAGCAGGAAGACCTAAAGGAAGTGTCGGTAAGTATACTCAACTCTCTAGAGAATTAATGTCTGAGAGAGGGCCTGATATAGTCAATAAAGTAATTGAATTGGCTATGGAAGGAGATACGACTTGCCTGAAGATGTGTCTGGATCGAATACTACCCCCTAAGAGGGATGTTGAAGTTAAACATGAAGGTGGTCAGGCTATCAACATCACTGTAGCTCAGTTAGGTAATCAAGCTCAGGATGCAATAGAACACGTAGGCGGTCAAGTTATAGAACACAGCCTATCTAAGTCTATCGCTAAGAGTAAGAAGGAAGAGGACAAGGCATACGATGCTATCGTAGTGTCTGTTCTAGAAGAAGATGAGTGATATACAGGTAAGTCTGACTCCTGCACAAATGGAGATATTCAACTCACCTGCTCGTTTTAAAGTAGCAGCGTGTGGTAGACGTTTCGGAAAGAGTTACCTTGCAGCGTGGACGTTATTGATTAAAGGTCTAGAGTCACAAAGCAAGGATATATTCTATATAGCCCCTACCTTTCAACAGGCAAAAGACATCTTATGGGGACTGTTGAAAGATTTGGGTAGAGATGTGATAAAGTCTACTCACGAGAATACCGCTACAATAACCCTAATAAATGGTAGGAAGATATACCTGAAGGGTTCGGATAGACCAGATACTCTACGAGGTGTAGGTCTGGCCTATGTAGTGATGGATGAATATGCTTTTATGAAGCCCTCTGTATTTGAACAGATCATCCGACCTACCTTAGCTGACGTTAAAGGTGAAGCTCTATTTATCGGAACACCCGAAGGGCGTAACCATTTCTATGATCTATACGTAACTGCACAAGACGATGACGAGTGGGAAGTATTTAGTTTTAACTCTACTGATAATCCACTGATAGACCCTAAAGAGATAGAAGTAGCTAGAAGGTCTATGTCTTCACAGGCATTCCGTCAGGAGTTTGAGGCTTCATTTGAATCATTCTCAGGTGGTATCTTTAAAGATGAATGGTTTGAAACTTCAAAAGAACCAGACTACGGACACTACATTGTCTCGGTTGACCCTGCTGGCTTTGAACAATCTTCTAAAGATAGAGGTAAGTCTGGATCTAAGCTAGATGAAACTGCAATAGCAATAGTTAAAATCTGTGGTGATACGTGGTGGGTAAAAGACATACTACACGGCAGATGGAACATAAAGAAGACCGCAGAGAATATACTTAACTCTGCCATAGATAACGAAGCATCTACCGTAGGTGTAGAAGCAGGGGCCTTGAAGAATGCAATAATGCCCTATCTAGAAGACCTAATGAGAACACAAGGTCGATGGGTCGTTATCACTGATGTTACTCACGGTGGTAAAAAGAAGACTGACCGTATCACATGGGCCCTACAGGGGCGTATGGAACACAGCAAGATTAAATTTAATTCAGATAGGGATTGGAAGCACTTTGAAGATCAAATGATGTCTTTCCCTAGTTCACAAGTACATGATGACCTACTAGATGCCTTAGCGTACATTGACCAAGTATCAGTAGCAGACTTTACCAACTCTATCGAAGTAGAAGAGTGGGAACCAATGGATT